AAGTTAGATCAACATCGGGTTGAATCTCTCTAATATATTCTCTTAATGCCCTGGAATCTTGGGCGAGAAGATAATTGTCGACAAACTCTCGAATATCTTTTTTATCTCGTTTTCCTTCTACTGAGAGAATTAGATATTTTAAACGTGTTGAAAGTTCAGGAGAGGCATCTTTGTTAATTTTTTTCAAACCTTCTAATTCACGTGTAATATCTTGTTCGTCTTTATGACTTAAGAGTTTAAATGTGACTGTATTACCTGATTTAGGAAGTGTAAAAATAAATTCGTTTACATGGTTTGTAAACAATTCTTCTTTTAATGGTTTATTTTCAACTTGAGATAAATCTACTATGTGGGATTCACCTAAATAATTAAAAGTATATTCAGCACCATATCCTAAAATACGAGATGCAACCATGATTGCATTTTTATCACCGATCAATAAATCATCATAGTTGATTTTTGATATAATCAATGATTTCATTAATTTATCTAAAACAGTACCGTTTTTAATATAGGATTGGTTTGTAAGGATATCTTCTTCCTTAGCAGTCATGTATTTAATTTCAATTGTACCTTTTGCTAATTCAGAATCTTCAGGATAAAGTAAGCCTTTAGATGGTAACTCAACTGTTTCAGTTGGCAATTTAAATTCACTCATAGTTTTTATTTAATATAACTTTATTGTCTTATATACATATATTAAAGAGAAGAAATATTATCAGGATTTACATTATATGATAAAACTCCTTCTACTTTTAATATTTCTTTGCGTATATCTTCCATTTTTGTACGATCAAATCCACCTTTTGTAATCCAAGGATGACCATCTACTTTAATGGTCATTATAGATTGAAATTTTTCTGTGTTTTGTTCATTATAAGGCATAGGTTCTTTTACAGATGCTACTGTAATCCCTGGGATTGAACGGATATCAGAAAATATTTCTTTTTGAGGGCGTTTTTTAATGTTAGTTATAAGCATACCAACCATTTTGAATTTGTCTTGGTATTCCTCGTTTAACTTTTTATTAAGTTCCTCTTTAACTAAAGTACGTAAATGGTTCAGTTTCATACTATTATAAATATTGCACTATCTAATAAGGGTAACATTTCCTTTAATTAATGTTTCTTTATCTGTGTTTTTGTCTCCGTATACTATGACCCAAGTATATGTTCCGTCTTGACATGCTGTATTATTGTACGTTCCATCCCAAGCAGCTGCACTGTTATAGCTTTTAAATACTAATTCTCCCCAACGATTGTATATTGTTAAATAAAAATCAGCAGGATCAAAACCTGAGATGAATACAGGTTGCCAAACATGATTGTATTCATTTCCATCTGGGGTGAATGTGTTTGGGATGTAAATTAATTCTTCAGGGCATCTTTGAATAGTTGTTGCAAATGATACAGGATAAGATACACATCCGTTTTCATATGCTACTGCTGAAAATGTAAATGTTCCAAAATTGTTCCATGTAATAGGTAATGTTGGGTTTGTAATACTATCTTGGTTTAAAATCCATACTACGCTACCTCCACCTAAAGCAGTTGCACTATAAACTCTACCTATACTATCTCCTTCACACAATTCTATAAATTCAGATGTTAAGTTTCCTAAATCGTTTTGAATTTGTGAAATAGAAGGTCTAGGATAAACGGTTATTGAACAAGTAGTATCAAAAGTACAATTTGATTGTGCATAAGTGTATGTTATTGTATTGTTACCTGCAATAGAAGGGGAAGGACAAAATAAATTTCCATTAACACCATTACCTGTAAATATTCCTCCAATAGGACTTCCAGTTAATGTTACACAATTGGCATAGTCACATAATGAAACAATCGAATCTATCGTGGGTAAAATGTTTAAAATATAAACATCAACCGCTTGTGGTAAACTTGTACAACCAAATTGATTTATCGCTACTACATTAACAGCTCCTGGTATAAATCCTGGGGGTGATGTTGACCAATCTACTAAAATATTATTAGTTCCTTGACCTAAAGTAATATTTCCTACACTTGACCAATTATAAGAATATCCTGCACCTAAACTAGGTACTGAATATGTTTCATTAGAAGATAAATAACATATTGTATCTAATGAGGTAATACTTCCTACTACTACCATTGGTGGGTTTACTAAAGCGATAGTATTTGAAGCAGGACATCCATTTGCATCTGTTACTATAACATTATAAGCGCCTGCACATAAATTAATTGCTGTTTGGGTTGTTTGTCCATTATCCCATAAATAAGTGTATGGAGCAATACCATTAATTGGATTTGCTGTTGCTGTACCGTTACAATCTCCAAAACAAACAGGATTAGTTGCAACCATTAAAGGTACTGCTAAAACAGGGGGATCAATTAATGTAGTATTTGCTGTTACAGTACAGTTATTTGCATCTGTAATTGTAACTGTATAATTTCCTGCGCATAAATTGTTTATTGTTGGTGTATTTTGCAAAGTGATCCAAGTATAATTAAAAGGAGCTGTACCATTTGTAGGATTTACTGTAATAGATCCATTACAATCTCCATTACATAGTGGATTTATTGTTACAAAATTTGGTTGATTTAATGTTGGTGGACCAGGTTGTACAAATACTGTATCAGGACCTAATCCTACTCCAGCATTACAAGTTGACCAACCTGCATTACAAGGCCCATATTCTAAACGGCATGTGTAATTTGCTCCTTGAGCTGGAGGGGTAACTGTAATTTGATTTACATTTTGAGCAATTGGAACAGGATTACCTACTTGATACCAAACTAAAGTTGGTAAAACAGGAGCACCTGATGGTGTCCATCGTCTTGCATCATTTACTGTAGTCCATTGTTGCGAATTTCTTCCTGTAACGGTAACAGCAGCATTTCCGGTGGAATTATGAATTCCATGTACTGATGTTCCTCCAGCCCATTGTGGGCAATTTGGCTTATTTGCAATGTATGTTTCAATATTGTTGGATGATTCATATAACACAATATGAAATGTACCTAATAGGTTAGTACATGAATACATTGGCACGCCGATCCAACTTACAACTAATTTTCTACATGGTGCTATACCTTGTACTTGATAACGCACTTGACCTCCAATTCCAGGATGCCAATCTTGCCAAGGTGACATAATACAATTTTTAGGCACAGCAGCGTTTGCTGTTGGTATAGCTAAAGATGTAAATGTAGCTGGTTGCATTCCAGCACCTAAGGATACCCAACCGTTTGAACCAATTCTAAATTGTGTATAAGTTTGTCCATAAAAACAAAAAGTAAATCCAATATTAAATACGTTCGATTGCACATCGTCTCCTAATGCAACTAATGTACCCACATTGGTTTGTGCTACATACGGTATTTGAGAAACAGTGTAATTTGTTGTTTGATTAGGGTTACTGCCTTGGCCACATTGACTTAAATCTGCGGTTAAAGTTGTTGAGTTTGTACCACAAGGTAAATATTGATCGGGTCCTAAATATGGACAGTATTGACTATAAACAAAGCTAGTTAATAGTACAAATAAAAGTGTTTTAAGTGTTTTCATAGCTTTAATATATTAAAAAAAAGTAAAAGCCCCAAATTTCTTTGGAGCTTACTTGATAAATTATTAACCTAATATTAGTAGTTCAAGATACAGTAGTCAGGTTGAACAGTTACTTGGATATTTACTGGTGTTCCATCATCATCCCAGTTATAGTCTCCAAAGTTAACTTCAGTAATAACAGCTCCTTTAATAATCCATTCAGAAACGATATCACCTACAGGACCTAAAACATTAAAGGTAATATCTTTCTTATAGAAATCTGAGTAACCATCACGTCCTGTTACTGATTCATGTCCTAAACGCACCCATTCCATTACTGCTTGAGCACCAGAAGGAGTAATTGATTCATACATTGTAAACTGAATGGTATTCCATTTTGTTTTTCCTTTCACATAACGTTGAACGTTGATATGATTAAGGGCAACTGCAGTTTGAGTTAATGAAACAGCTCCTACTCCTTTTACTAGATATGATGGAACACCATCCATATAAAGGATAAAACGGTTTGTTTGTTTTGGTTCAAACGCTGTATAAAATATTTCGTTTGGATTTAAAATTGCCATTTGTTTTCTATTTTAATTTTATTATAAATATCTAAATTTTAAATTTTTACCCTGGGAATTCAGCTCCTGTTAGTAACAAGATGAAATCCAAAGAAATAAATTCAGCTGTGCGAGTAGGTTGAATATAAATTTGACCTACTAATTGGTTTTGATCAATTACTGCGGGTCCATTGTTTGAATCATCCATTACTACTTTATAAGCGTATAATCCTTGTTTTTGTTGGATAGCTTCTAAGTATGGATTAACTCTTGATACAAATGA